CCATCCCACAGAATACCGAAGAGAAGTTTATCTTCTGCATCTACCTTGGCAAAGATAAATTCCTCATTCTGAATATAACGGAAAGGAGTGTCAACTACAGTTCCATCTTCATCCTTAATTGTTACTTTATCAAGCTGCTTTGTTACATCAGATGAGTCTGCCTTCTCTTTTGCAAGCATATCAACAGCATCCTGAATATTTTCAGCAGTCATGCCACTATTAGTGTTGTCATAAGTAACATTAGTAGCAGTACTAGCTCCACCAGTAGCAGCAATACCTTGAACTGTTTTGTTCAAACTTTCATGCTTGGTGTTCAGAGTATTGTGTCTGGAATTGATGTCTTGGATTTCTTTCTCAACAGTCTGCGTATCTCCTTCAAGAAAGATTTCCTTGGCTGCGCCTAGCTTACCTTTCTTGGTGGCTGCATGTAACGGAGCTGTTACATTAATATTATTATCTGACATATCTTTTAATATTTACGATATTACTAAATTCCATATAGCTGGAGTGAGAGGATTGACAGTTCTGTATGCTTTGAAGCTGCCTAGACTATTTGTTATAGTTTGAGGAGCAGTAAGAATCACATCAAATCCTGCACTGGTTACACGGCTGATTGAGAGATAGCTAGGTACTACTAGCCAGATGTAATCATTATCCTTGGTTGTTACTTTTGGATTGAATGATACTCCTGTTGCTGATACCTTGCTGAGCGTATTGAGGATTTCAGCGGTTATAGTGGCTGCTTGGTTTCCTCCAAAGTAGCAGAGATAACGAGTCTGTGATGTGCTCTTGCCAGTTCTACCTTTCTTTCTAACCTCAAACTTGAAGATTTCTCTTGCTCCTTCGATAGGGGTCGATAGATTTCCACTGGATGCAGGGGTGTCCGAAAGAGACTTTGGAGTAGCATCATTAATCTGCTTGCTGATAAGGAGAGTATCAGGCACAAGTGGCTTGCCATCGCTGATGATGGAATAGCGAACATCTGTCTGCATAGAGCCTACATTTGGATTGATACTGAATCCAAGAGTGATAGGATAAACCGTATCATTCAGCTTGGCTAGATTCTCATCCACATTCTGAATGCTCTCTACCAATTCCTCAGGAAGACCAGTGGCAGCAGCTATCGTCTGCCGGAGTTCAGGATCAAGCTTCTCTACACCAATCGTTTTATCCTTCAATTTGTCTTTGGTGATGGAGTTCACCGCCAACTTCTCATTGGTGATACTTCCATCTTCCAGTTTCTCGTTGCTGACAGAACCATCTTGGATGTTGCCATTTCCTACAGAATCAGCAGCAAGCTTTTCGTTGGTGATAGCACCATTCTTGATTTGATGAGTCTCCAACTCATCCGATACATTGACCTTTTTGTCGAGTGTTTCCTTTACGGATTCACCCGACTCCTCGTCCTTGATGTACCTAGAATATGTCAGAGTCTCGTCTTTGCGCCCACTGATCAGGATGCTATTGTACTTTTTCTTTTCTGCCATATTTATTCTTTAAGTTTAATTTGATATTCGTTATCGTCACCTGCTACCAGTTCGTCTGACCAATAGTAGTAGAGGTCACCCAGCTTGGTGGTGTTCAGGGAAGCTTCAAAACCGCACTGATTGAAGGCGAGCGGCTGGCGGCTGACAAACCAGATGTATGGTTTCTCGTCTGTCGTTTCAACGGTGAGAGTCTTGCCAACAAGCGTATCTTCCAGCAGGGTGAGGTCTTCCATATTCAGCTCGCTCATATCCTTGGCAGCAGATGCGCCATAGTAGCTTGCATTGATGGTTCCGCTTGCGGTGATGGTTACGTAACCTGATACGGCTGGGATGATAATCTTGTGGGTGTCGCTATTGTAATACTCCTCGGTCACATCTTTGCCATTCATTAACACCTTGACCATACCGATGCTGAATCCCTGAATAGGAATGATTTCAGCTTCCAGCTTCTTTCCGTTGCTGATAGCACCATTCAGCATGAAGTTCTCCTGATTCTCCACCAGTTGCGTTTCACCATTGATGGTGTAGCTGAATTTGGCATTGTGAACGATAAAGGAGATTGGGCAAGTTGACTGGTTATCTGTGACGATGTAATAGCGGAGGTCAAACAATCCTGTATGCTCGCCTTCAACAATACCCACTGGAATATTGCTCTGTGAATTATGATCTACGATTCTCAGAAGGTTGCGCTCGTTGCTGACCATTTCGCTGCCTTCATATTTCCACGAAACCTTGATGTTGTAGTTTCCGAGTTCAAGAGTTGGTGGAATGTCGCAAATCAGGATGTTTCCTTGGATTCCTGCAACTTGAATGGGAACGGAAACCGTATCACAGAAACAGCCATGCAGTTCCACACTGATGTCGGTAGCCAGATTCATATCGAAGTCGATGAGTCTCTGAAACTCCTTCGATACGTCCATCTTCCGCACCAAGACGTGAAGCTTGAAGCTATTTCCTTGCACAATTTTATAAATCATATTTTGATACACATTATTAATAATAGCGCAAAGATAGGCAGAATTTTCTCTACCTATCTCTTATCCATTAACTTTTGGCATTAAATCAAGCCCTTCCATCTGAGGAACTTGCGCTTGCGGCTGCGCTTTCCTCTCTTGCTCTTGCAGTTGGTATGATAGACACAATCACGGAAGAGGTCTCTCGACTTCATATCCTTATCTACCAGTTTTGTCTTCTTGAAAGCCTCGAAGAGTGGGCGGTTCATAATCATCAGGTTGCCCTTCTCCGTAGGTAGGACAAAGTAGATTTCACCCTTGTTCTTCTTGGCTGCATAGTCTGCCTTAGCCGTAGCTTGGCGGTACATAATCTCGCATTTGATGCGCTTGAAAATCTTAGTAATCTTCATAATCGTAATTATTAAAATTGAAACTATATGATGGTCGCTGCCGAAACAGAAACCTTTTTTCTCATTACTCTAGCCTGAATCTGAATCATCTTCGGCATTTCCATTTCATTGAAGCAGATATGGAGTCCGATGGCTCTTGTCATGAGCAAATCATCGTGCTTTCCGTCTGCTGCTTCATATACGGTTCCGTTCTTCTCGTAGGTGAGATACTCATCTAGGCATCTATCGTCTCGCTCTACATAAAGATGTTCACGGATCACCTGAACCAGTACAGATATAACCATCGGCTTAGTTGCCACATTGGTATGGAATCCATACTTCACTGGAACCTTATTCTTGATGTCTGACTCACTCTGCTTGCGTGCATAGAGATTGTCATAAACATCCTTGATTTGATTCAGGATGAACTCAGACTGATCACCGCCTTCCAAAATATGCTCCTTGTCTTTCGTCTCCAAGGTATTGGATTCAATCACCAAGAGGGCATTATCATAGAACTTGGCTATCTGTGCTGCTTTCCAAGCCAGCAAGTCCATATCAATATGCCCATACCATTGGGCTACCACATACGGCTTGCCACCTTCCATCATCCAGTATCGGTCGAAGACACAGATAACAGACCAGTCGGCATTCTTGCTTCGTCCACCAATATCCACAACCACCAGATAGCGGTTGGTCACCCTGCAATCGTCAAAGTACTCCGGCTTGCTCCATATCCATAGCTGCCCCTGCTTGTCTTCACAGAAGCGGACATTCTGCATACACTTCTTACCCTTGTAGCCGTCACCATATACATCACCGATGAACTTAGGTGCTCGGCATCCTTTTCTGAACTTGTCAACCTTATCCTCAGCGAACACCTTGGCTCCTGAGTGTTTGAAGGCTTCAATATCATCGGTAGGGTAGCCTGCAGCCATATCAGCGTGGTCGGTGAACTTCTTTCGCTCAGCCATATACCAGTTGATGGCTTCAAGCGGAGCACCCAGTGTCCACAACTTCCAAAGGTATGTGCCCGGCTCCTCTCGGTCGGACATCGTGTTGCTGTTGTTCCTGTTCTCGTATAACCATTTTGCAAACTCCACCTTCTGCTTCTTGGTTTCAAAATCAAGATGGTACATATCGTAAATCTCGAACCAAGGCACAAAGAACGGTTCAAACTGGGATTCACCCTTTTTGGCTGCAATCCATTCCTTGTGGAAGAAGTTGCCAGTACCATTGGCGGTGGATTCATAGACAATCATCGTATATGGTCGATACAAGATACCATTGGTGGCATTCTGTACCACTTCCTCAGGAGATTTGCCATCTGTCTTTTTCCACAGACCCACCTCGGAAAGATGAACCAAGTTGTAGTCTTCACCATTGGCTGATAGTGGTCGCTCCATAGAACCCACCTTGATCTTGCAGAAACGCTGAGGAACCTCCTTCACGTTGCCGGATGTACCCACACCCACAAACTTAGGTTCGTTCTCAGAGTAGGCTTCACCCATTTCATAGAGGAATTTGGTAGGGAATTTTTTCAAGGCTTTCTCAAACATTCCTCGGATGGTCTCTGCGGTGTCCTTGACCTGAGCAACAATCAGCGAGTTGAGACCCTTTTCCCACATTAATTGCATCCAGAGCATATACATCTGAATAACCGTTGAACCTCCCCATTGTCGAGCCTTCAAGAGGATGAGTCGGATAGGGCGGTTCTTCTTTCTTCTCTCCTCCAGCCACCTGAGCAGTCTGCGCTGCGGTCTTCTGAGTACAAAGCGGAAGGGGAGACCTCCACCTTTCGGCTTGATATAGATGAACATGGCGAAGAAGAAGAAGGGGTCGTGCTTCATCCTGATTCGGGTGAACTGCTCCACCAGTTGCTCCATTTCCTCTTCAAGGTTGTATGGCTCATCCATATCTGCATGCAGCTCCTCAATCACCGCCTTGCAGCTACCCAGCTCCATCAGTATCTTGACGAGTGGAATCCTCTTCATACTCATCGGAAGGTGCTGCTTCTGAATCGGGAAGTCAGGCAGGAAGAGCAGGAATCGCTTATCTCCACAACCTTCACCCTTGATCGGGCTGAAAGGAGTGTTGATTTCCTTGATGCGCTTCTCATTCTCAGTTAGGATGCTCAATACATGTTTGTCTAGTGCATCTGTCAGCTTGGTTCTTATGGCTACTTGTCTTGGCATATCGGAGAATTAAGATACCCCCACAACAGACCGACTACATAGCAATAGATGTGGATGCCCACTGCCATGCAAGGAATGAAAAATCCTACACATATATACGAGAGAATGATGATGTTGTATCTCACCTTCTTCTCTACGAATGGGGCGATATATCCCATATAGGCATATACGATACCACTGAGACCGATAATGGGTACGCTAGAACTGGGGTAATAGCTTACGGCTATGAGATAGAATACCACTATATCTACGATACCGCAAGGTCTGGCTTTCAGGCATTGGTGCAGCACCCAAAGGTTGATGGCAACATGGAAGATGTTCTGATGGAAAAACGGGTAGGTAAGTCGGTTCAGCATAGAGCAACCTTCATAGAGACCCATCCCATCATAACCAAGGAATGTGATACACATTATTATAATGTACCCAGCATAAAGCGCAATCTTTTCTTTCTTAATTCGTAACATCTTTCCTTCTCCTCCTTTCTCACCTTATGAAGAATCACGTGTATGGATTTCGGAGAAAGATAGAAACTTGGAGCCTCCTGATTGCACACGTAACTAATGGCATCCAACTTGGTGATGGAAGGATGCTGCTTGGTATAATCAATAAATCTGCGGTATATTTCCTGAAACATTTCTCTCTTGGTAGGATTCATGTTATTCAAGGATTTCCCTTTGATCATCGTCAGAATAACATTGTAAGCCCTGATATCCGAGACCCAAAAACGCTTGCTTGAAGATTGCAGTAATCTCTGCTCAATCTCCAAGAGGCTGATATTGTCTCTTACTGATATGATTTCTTTGTAAGCTCTCAATATGTCAGCGTTTCGCTCTTGTGTAAAGTCACATCGTGATCCTTTATGTTTCATTTTCTTATGATGCAAAGTTACAAAAAAGTATTGAAATAACCAAATTATTCATATACGATTAATTAAAGTTAACGGATAAGATTAATTATAGGCGGAAAAGCATTACTTTTGGGCATTGATTTATAAATTAATACATATATATATGCCTGATAATACAAATACGGAACAGAATGCTGGTGCTGCTGCACAGCAAGCTACGAAGACCAAGAGAGACTTGGTTTTGGAGAGTTTGAAGTCCCGACACCCTGATACGGAGTATGCGGATGATGAAGCTATGTATGGAGCTATCAAAGATGATTATGATGCCGACCAGAAGTCTTTGCAAGGTTACAAGGATAACGAGAAGGCGATGGCTGACTGGATGGGCAGTGATCCTGCTGCGGCTACCTTCCTGCAAGCGATGAAGGCTGGCAGGAGTCCTTATGCAGAATTGATTCGTACCCACGGTGAGGATGCCATCGACTACTACTCTGATCCTGATAATGCTGACGAGATTGCCAATGCTCAGTCTGAGTTCTTGAAGAATGCGTCTGATGGCAAGAAATTGCAGGAGGAGTACGACAAGAACATGCCAGCCAGCTATGCTGTCTTCGACAAGCTGGAGGAGAAGTATGGCGAGGAAGCGGTGAACGAAGCTATCGACCAGTGCTTTCAGACGATGAACAATGTGGTGAAAGGTATCTTCACAGAGGATATGATTACGGCATTCATCAAGGCGAAGAATCACGATACCGATGTAGCTGATGCTGCTCACGAAGGTGAGGTGCGTGGCAAGAACACCAAGCACATGAAGAACTTGGAGCTGCGCAAGAAGGGCGATGGTACTGCCGACCTTGACTCAGCGAATGCCGAGACCAAGAAGACCGACAACCAGCCGGAACTGGGTGCGCTTGGTAGGGCTACCCGAAGAGGAAACATCTGGGAGCGTGGAAACGAGAAGCGAACACGCATCCGATAAGATAGAGTTAGATTTATATAATGTTTAATTAATATTTAGGATAATGAAAGTAACAAAAAGTACATTTAATCGACTGTTCTCCATTTTCATTATGGTGATGGCAGTTATTTTTGGTGTCAATGGTCAGGTACTGATGGCTGAGGCAAATCTCCCTGATGGTGGTACTTCCGAGAGTGGTCACGCTGCGGAAGCTGGCGGTGCTACTGCTGCTGGTGAAGCTGGCAATGGTGGTGCGGCTCGTCAGGATGATGGTATCAAGACGGAGACCAAGGGTCGTGAGCACTTTAACGAGAAGGGCATTGAGTATTACAACAATGACATCAACGAGAAGATTATCAAGATTCGCCCGATGGCAACACCAGTGGATCAGATTTCCCGTTATGCCACAACCAAGTCGGCAAGCTCCTTTGTTGTTGAGTATTGGAGTATCGGTACTCGTCCTATCCGAACCACAGTAAAAGAGAATACTGAGGCAAGTACTGGTACATCTATGGTATTGAAGGTAGAAGACCCTGAAATGTTTACGCTTGATGATACCATCCGAGTGGTTGGTGTGAAGGCTGTCACTAACTATAAGGGTGTCGCTTATTCAACCATTACTGATGCTCCTACTCCTGATTTGGTGCTCTGTGTGTGCGGTAAGGACACAGAAGGCTTTCCTATCGTGTATGCCATCAATGGTAACATGGTCAGCAAGCAGCCTATCGGTGTTCCTGCCTTGAAGCAGGGTCAGAAGTTGATTCGCATGGCTAAGAGCTGCGGTGAGTTGGATGTACAGACTGGTCGTTTCAACAACCTTCCTAATTCTGATATTCAGTACTGCCAGAACTTCATGATTCAGGTTGAGCAGAGTACCTTCGACAAGATTGCTGATAAGCGAGTGGATTGGGATTTCTCAGACATTGAGGAGGATAGCATCTATGATATGCGACTTGCCATGGAGGGTTCTTATCTCTTCGGTGATATGGCTTGCATCAAGCATACTACAAAGAATAACTCAGCTCAGTGGTTTACCAAGGGTATCTGGTGGATGGCTGGCAAGGATATTGAGGTAGGTCATATTGCTACTGCCGATGAGATCAAGAAGGGCTACACCAAGAATGAGCGAGTTATCACAGACTTGGAGCTGGTAGATATTTCCAAGGATATGTTTGTCGGTACTGGTATCGGCAACAAGCGCAAGGTGGTTATCGCTGGCTCAGACTTCGTCCGTGCATTCAGTAAGATTGATTCTGACAAGTTCCGCTTGAAGGACACCGTTGAGGTATGGAACTTGAAGTTCAAGAGTTGGGAGACAGACTTCGGTGAGGTATTGATGATTCACTCAGAGTTGTTCGACCTCTTCGGTATGAGTGACTGCGGCTTCGCTCTTGATCCTGAGTTCTTGGTGAAGAGAGTACACTTGTCTTGGACTCGTAACGTTCTCGACTTGAAGAAGGCTGGAATCCGTAACACCGATGCAGTAGTTATTCAGGAGGTTGCTTGTCTGTACTTGAAGTACCCTAAGGCACACGCTCGTATGCGACTTGCCAAGGTTCCTGATGCAGAGGGCACATCTGAGACAGAAGAGACCAAGGCTGCTGCTTAATGCAGGGCAAATTCGGCAAATTATTCATTAAATAGAGAGGGGTGTGGGCACTAGCCCCATCCCTTTTTTCATAACACATATATAATAAGGTATAATCATGTATAAGAAATATCAAGCTGGTACGGATTTGTCGTTCAGCGTTATGGTTGGTGACGAACGAGTGAGAGTTGTCTTTGAGGGTAAGACTATGGGTTGCAGTATCTATGGCACAAGAGACGAGAAGTTGCAGAAGGCTATCGAGTCTCATTATTGGTTCAATGACAAGTTCTTCTTGGTGGAAGCCGTTGGCGAGAAGAAGGAAGCTGCAGAAGCCAAGAAGAGAGCGGCTGCCAAGACCAAGAAGAAGGCGGCTGAGGAGAAGAAGACCCATATCGTGACAGACTTTGAGGATGCCAGAGACTATCTGGCTGAGACCTTCGGTGTGAGCCGATCGAAGTTGAAGACCAAGGAGGACATCTTGTCTATTGCCAAGGAAAAGGGTGTTGAACTAGAAGGACTTGAATAATGAAGAAGTATGCTGTATCTGATTTGGTGAAAGAAGTGAAGGTGCTCTTGGACAGAAACCAAGAGTCTTCCGGCTTGCTGACTCCCGATGATACTGATACGCTCTCTCAGGCAGAACTTATCAAGAGTAAAATCGTAGATGCAGCAAGTATCATTTTTTCCGATGCGCCAGTAGATATGGTGGATGGAATCAAGCTAGACAACATCAGCGTATCTTGGGCATCGAAGAACAATGCTTATGTCGGTACGGTCTATATGCCAGCCGATATGATCAGGCTGCTCAGTGTAAGAGCCAGCGACTGGAACCGCAATGCCGAAATCATCACCGAGAATGATGAAGCCTACAAGTATCAGGGCTGCAAATATGGAGTGAGGGGCAATCCCGACCGACCTATTGCGGCTATCATCCATACCAAGGGCGGTAGATACCTAGAGCTATATACGAGCAAATCGAATAGCGTGACGGTTGACTTCACCTATGTGGCTCAGCCGGAAATCATCACGGAAAGCAGTGGTGCAGGGTATATCAATCTACAGAGCAACCTGAAAGATGCTATCCTCTATATGGCTGGCTATCTCACTTGCGTGAGTATGGGAGATACCGATACTGCGGCTGGGTTATTGGGTGTAGCCAGAAAACTGGCACATATTGTTGAACCAACAACATCGTAATCATGGCAAAGAAGAAAGAAAAAGCAAAGCTGTTGTCGCTGAGCAAGGTGGTGGACAGAGAGGAACTGGATAGCGTAAAAGCTTCCAAGAACCGATTCGACAAGCCATACGAGCGTGCCTTCTCCATCCTGCTGGAAGCACAACGATACTATAACAACATGGATAACTTCCGAAAGCGTAGGGAGAGAAACAAGCGGTACTGCTATGGAGACCAGTGGGGAGACCTCATTGAAATCGAGAATCGGTGCGGCTTTACCAAGCGTATCAAAGAGGAAGACTATATCCGTGAGCAGGGTAGTGAGCCGCTCAAGAACAACCTGATCCGAAGGCTGGTGAAGAATGTGCTGGGTGTGTATCGCTCACAGAGCAAGGAACCTACCTGCAATGCGAGGGATAAGGATGAAAAGCGGTATGGCGAAACGATGAGTGTTGTGCTGCAATGCAACCGACAACTGAACCGAGAGACGGAAATGGATGCCCGAACGATGGAGGAGTTCCTGATCAGTGGTGCGGCTATCTACAAGAAGAAGTACGGATGGCGAAGGGGAAGGTTGGATTGCTGGACAGACTATGTGAATCCGAACAATTTCTTCATAGATAACAATATGAGGGATTTCCGTGGCTGGGATGTTAGCTGCATTGGCGAGGTTCACGACATTACCATCGGCAATGTGCTGAGAGAATTTGCCAAGACTCCTGCCGAAGCAAGGAAGTTGAAGGAGATTTACCGACTGGCTGCTGACCGAGACTTCGTGATAGCCGACTGTACCCAGCGTTTCGGAGAGTTTGATCCGAAGACCATCGACTTCATGAATCCTGCCAATCCTTCACTCTGCCGAGTGATTGAGGTATGGCGCAAGGAGAGCAAGCCACGCTATCGCTGCCACGACTATAACAATGGTGACGATTTCAAGATTGACATTGAAGATTGTGATGAGATTGTAGATGCAGAGAATCAAGACCGACTGGAGAGAGGTCTGTCACTCGGTATGAAGCGTGAGGATATTCCGCTGATTGAAGCCGAGTGGTTTATGGATGATTACTGGCACTTCTATTATCTTTCTCCTTTCGGTGACATTCTGAGAGAGGGCGAGACTCCTTATGCTCATGGTGAGCATCCATACTGCTTCAAGTTCTATCCGTTCATTGATGGTGAGATTCACAGCTTCGTGGAAGATGTGATTGACCAGCAGAGATATGTGAACAGACTGATCACGATGTACGACTTCATTATGAGGGCGAGTGCCAAGGGTGTGCTGCTCTGTCCTGAGGATTGTCTGCCAGATGATATGACTTGGGATGATGTTAGTGATGAGTGGAGTAGGTTCAATGGAATTGTAAGATTCAAACCAAGTAAGAGTGGTCAGCTTCCTCAACAAGTAGCCAATAACTCAACGAATATCGGTATCGGTGACTTGCTCAACTATCAGTTGAAGTTCTTCGAGGATATATCGGGTGTGAATGGTGCGCTGCAGGGTAAACCAGGAGTGTCGGGTACGAGCGGTTCACTCTATGCCCAGCAGACACAGAATGCCACCATGTCGCTGCTTGACATCTTGGAGAGTTTCAGCCAGTTTATTATTGATGGTGCTTACAAGACGGTGAAGAATATGCAGCAGTTCTATGATGTGGCACGCAACTTCAACATCGTGGGCAGGGCAGGACAGATTGTGCGCTATGATCCGAAGAAGATTCGTGATGTAGAGTTTGACATCAATATCACCGAGAGTACGGCTACTCCTGTATATCGACAGATGGCAAACGACTTCCTGATGCAGTTGTGGCAAGCTCAGGCTATCACCTTGGAGCAGTTGCTGCAGGTTGGTGATTTCCCATTCGGTGACGAACTTCTGCAGTCGGTATCATCCCAGCAGGAGGCAATCAAGAATGGTGAGACTCCTGCTGGTTTCTCTCCTCAACTGCAAGCGCAAGTGGATCAGGCATCACAGAGCAATCCGAAGGCTCAGGCGATGCTGCAGCAGATGATGAGCGGTCAGGGTGTGCAGCCTAGCGAGCAGTATGCACCGCTTTCGGCATAGTGATTAGTTATATTAATGTTTAGTGTTAAGATATGATAGCAGACAAGGAGAATAATCAGAAATGGTATGGCAATGGGAAACCTAATGCCAGCCAAGGCAGCAATGCCAACAAGGGTATTGCTACGGAGACCCAAGGCAGGGAAGACAATCCCGACCTTTACGAGAATGACGTACTGGGCAAGGTGGCGAAGCGCAAGAAGAACGACATCTGGTCTAGGGGTGGTGAGAAGAGAACTAAATTCAAGGACGAATAAAGAAAGGAGGTATTTTATCGTAACTGTATTCTTCTGATATTCAGATGGCTACAGAAATCTTTGGGAGTTTATGGTGCTCAGCGCAAGATATATGTATCTTTGCAGCATCATAAACTCTTAATTTTTATATATTATGGATTTTGTAGATTTCGTTGATAAGTATCAGCAGGATATGACTCCTGAACAGATGTTGAGTATAGCCAAGGCTATGGGTAAGTATCTCTCATATAAGTTGAGCGATGTAGAGGTACATCATCTTTGTGCGATGGTGTATGGTGTATTAAGCGAAGGGCATTTTGACAAGCACTTTGCTGATGATGCCATCAAGAAGATGTGGTACGAGGATGAGGATGGAACCAAGCACATGGCTCCTTTCTTTACGGATGAGGAGATAAAGAAAGCCTTTGACCAGCATAAGGATGATATTTCCGACTACAACATCTTTGACTTGGCGGTTACGATGAATCTGCTCAGAAGCGACCATCATAAGCTGCTGAAACAATATAGCAAGGATGAGGAGGAATTGAAGGAAATGGTGGTGATGATGGCTATTGAATACCTTCAAGACCCTGACTGCTTGCATCCTACAAGCAAGATATGGCACAACATTAACGGATAAGATAATTGTTACGGGAACATATCTTATCTTTGCATATTATTAATAATATATAAAGATAAGATATGACTCCAAACGTGCGTGAAGGATTGCAATATGGTGCAGCTATTGGAATGTTAGTGAGTGGTGTTGTCCTCACCTTCCTATCATTCTTTCTCAATAATTATGTAGTTTCGGATGGTGTACTCTGGTACGTCAGCCAGACATTGGCTCTGGGGCAATCTTCGGAGTGAACATTTATTTCAAGACCAAACTGGGCAACTTTGAGAGTAGGGTAAAGGACGAACTCGCAAATATGCTGAAACAAGTAAAGGAGGGCAAGTAACTATGAAGGTAACAAGAGAACAGATTTTAGTGATTATGCCGAATGCCAAGGATAAGGTGGATGCTTTCCTGCCTTACATCAACGGCTATGCCGAGGTTTTCCATATTGATACACCGAAGCGAATGGCGCATTTCTTGGCTCAGATAGCCCACGAAACCAGCGAGCTGAGATATACCAAGGAGGTGGGCAACAAGGCTTACTTCCACAAGTATGATGAGGGCAAGTTGAAGAATATGCTCGGCAACCTGAAAGATGGCGATGGCTACAAGTATCGGGGTAGGGGCTTGATTCAGATTACGGGTAGAGCCAACTATCAGGCTTACCAGAAGAGCAAGTACTGCCGAGGTGACATCATGGAGCATCCCGAACTGCTGGAGCAGCCATTGGGCGCAACCAAGAGTGCGATGTGGTGGTGGTGGAAGCACGGCTTGAATGAGCTGGCTGATAGTGATAGCTTCCTAGCAATCACCAAGACCATCAATGGCGGCACATACGGCTTGGAGCACAGACGAACATTCTTGAAGAGAGCTAAGGCTGCATTAAATGTATAGGCTTATGAAGAAGTGGTATGATTCGGATGTATGGCAGTTGCTGATCTACATTTTGGCTATGCTGCTGGTAGCATTTCTTATGTCTGGATGTAAGACTTCCTACGTCCCGACGGAGAAATTCGTATATCGTGACGTAGTAAAATGCGATACCCTGCACACTTCTGATAGCATTTTCGTGCATGATTCGGTATCAAGTTCACAGAAGGGAGATACCCTTTTCGTTGACCGATGGCACAAGAAGGTGGTTGTGAAGACCCAGTATAAGGTAAGGGTGGATACCTTCATCCGAAGAGATTCCTTCATCCGAAGAGATTCCATCCCAGTACCCTATCCAGTAGAGAAGCAGCTCTCCAAGTGGGAGCAGTTTCAGTTGAAGTATGCGATGTGGTCGATGGGAGCGATGTGCGCCCTGCTCATCATTTTAGGTTTAATCATCTATAGGAAACATAAGAATGGCAAATTTATCAATTTCAATCACAAAAAGTAGCATCTATGAGGAGGTGGCGAAGACTACCGCCTATCTGGGTGCAAAGAATAAGCTGGATGATGGCAAGTCTGCCTTCGACCAGATATTCGTTACGGATGCCGACTTGGCGATGATAGAGCGATTCTATAATGAATCGAAGGATGCGCTACTCAATCTCCTGAAAAGATTCATGCCGACCATCGGCTCTTCTACTGATGGCAACATCAACTGGACTCTGAGTATGCCTAGCCGGTTCGATACCAACATGAGCGGCTCCATCACTTCATCCGCCACTTCGTTCATCGTGAACAGCATCGTTGCCAAATGGTGCGAGATTACGGCTAACGATAAGGTGAAGGAGTATGCCGATAATGCGGCTGCCCTGCTGCTCGACATCAAGGATAAGGTGTTCAACAAGACCAAGCCAACACGAACTAAAATATAAAATATAGAAGTATGCCAAGAAAGAATTTAACTATCACGTTGTATATGAGTGAACTCATCTACGACTTCCAGAACAAAGCGTTCCTGACAGGACGGAGCCGAAGAGCTGCGGATATGGATGCTGAGGCTGCCAGCAATATTCAGGCTAGCGATGATGATGAAGACAAGAATCAGGCATTGCGAAGCATTCAGAATGCCTATAGCCAGTTGCTGGTAGAGTTAAGTGAGGCTATTGAGAAAGGTTCCGGCACTACGGCTTCCAACAAGCTGATCAGCGATACCGACAACATCATCATCAATCTCTCGCTTCCATCCAATTACTCGCTGGGCTTGAAGGATGCACTGACCAGTTCCATCCACGATTACATCATCAACAAGGCACTGATGGATTGGTTTACCATTACCAACCCTGATGAAGTGAAGGTGTATAGCGAGCTGGCGGTTGAGTCATTGAGAAACTTGCACGAAACGTTCAACAGACGTGAGCGACCTAGCCGGACAGCTCCTAGCGCATAGAGGGGAGGTGCAGCATGAAGACTTGCAACAAGGGTCATAAGGTGATGATAGAGCTGCAGAAGAGCGAGCTGATCTACGACATTAGAAATACGGCTTACACTTATGCGGATTCGATTAGGAGTGGGGTAGCAGATTCCCACCTCATCCATAACATCTATGATGTGGCAGAGGATGGCAATCGGGATAAGCTGGCGAGAATCTTGGATTCCACCATAGAGGATTGCAGGGAAGTGCTCTACCGATTCACCAAGATGGAAATGCTGGGAAGCGGCTTTGATTCCAATGAATGGGAGGAGTGCATCGGTTCGCCTACCAATGAGGAGGAATCCTACTATCTGGCTCTGAGAATGCCAAAGGGATTCTCTTCTACGAGTGTGCATACAATGACCGTGTATATTCACGACTATATCATCAATCAGGCATTATACGAATGGTTGATGGTGGTCTATCCTGATGGTGCAGACAGATTCTGGGCACTGGCGGAAGAGAAGAAGGAAAAAATAAAGAATGCAAGCAATCGCTCTGCGGTAAGAGCAAGGATCAGGCTTCATCCTTTCTAGACTTATGGTTAACGAAAAAGCAAAGGCAGCTATCTTCACAGACGGCTGCCCTTATTGATTTTAAAATTATGTATGTATATAAAAAACTTATCTAAGCTTGTTTTGCAATCGGGCAACAAACTCATTTCCTACGCTATGAATGGATTCATCGTAGCTGAGACTGCCCATTATTGCAAAGCGGAAATACTTGTAAGGTGATCCTGCCATACCAGCCAGAAGCTGGTTGACGGAAGAATGGATGTAGAACCAGTTGAAAAGGTCGTTGCTTCCATATAGCACCACACCCACCTTACCTTTTGCAGCATTACGGAAATAACCACGGATGATGCTCTTGAACATCGTCTTGTGGATATTCTCCTGACCGAGAGTCAACGGACGTGTACAGAAGAAGTAGGAAACGCTTCCCGATGGCTCCTTGACATATACATCAACAATCTTTCCGCTCTGATTGATGGCATAAGACTCAGGGTAAGAGTTGACGGTGGAACGGAACACGTTGTGCATCGTTCCCCACATTCTGCTCTTCAAGGAATACACATACGCATAGGTGTAGTCGGGTCTGAACACGATGATGCGGTTATCATAATAATCATAGATCAGGCTCGCCTTCTGCAGGAATGTTCTGAATCGGATATATTGGGTATCAGATTCAGGAATGCCCCCAAGGGCAAGCAGCTTCTTCTGATAGTCGTTTTTGAATATCTGGGTGAAGACAAACGGATAACCATCAAGAACATCTGTGATACACTCGGAATCCCTGCCTCGCTGCATCATGATACCTCGTTCCGTAGGGAACAGAACGGCATCATCAATCTGCAAGATACCCTTAGGGTTGGAGCAAATATCTCTGTTGGCTGGCTGTCGGGCATCGTAGGTTCCTTCCTGATTGGTCATTAACACCCATACTCCTTCATCTGTGAAGGCATAGAGAGGAGCTTCACCAAACTGACCCTCGCTGATTGGTCGGGTATTGGCGGCAAGCGCATTGATAATGGATGATCCAACCTGAACCGAGTTCTTGGCAGGGAACACCATCGGATTCTCGGCTTCGCTTACCTTGACTACATTAGGCTGCTGAGAGACATACTTCTGATTGTCGGTCTTGCTTAATGCAGCATTATACTCAGCTTTCGTAATCTCGGTGAAGTCTCCCGTATCAATCGGTGTAGAATCCCAAGTATATCCAGAAGGGATAATGGCTCCGCTTCCGCTACCAAAGCTTCCTCCACTGGTTTCGCTTGCTTTAGTGCTGCCACCTCCAAAGTCTCCACCAGAAGAACTACTCTTGATGAGCTTATGGCGATATACTTGCATAAAGGCAGGAAGTCCGGCATCATCGTGATAACGGTACATATAATCAGACAACTCTGAACTTTCTGTTTCTGTTGGTGCATCTGTTCTTCCTCCAAATCCATCGTTGTTCAAAGTATTTGAAGTCTGTCTATCTGCTGCAACTGGTGTCGAGCGGTTCTTACTGATGTTGATATAGTAAGACATTCCGAACGTCTCGGAAGGTTTCAGCTTAACTTTCTTTGAGTAGTATTTGCTGTACTTAGGGAGATAGAAGTAAATGGTCATAGCCGTAGCGAGAGTGCTAGGATATGCCAAGATAGGGCTGAGAGGGTATTGCAGCTTACCCTTGTAGTAAATATCTCTCTTGATACTATTCTCGCTGATGCTGACCTGATATACTGCATCACAGATGTAAACGGTAGAGAGTGCATTATTGGGGGCAAGATCAGTGTACTCATTCAGGTACATCTGATTATTCGAGACTTTCCGGCTGGAGAAAATATTCGTATCGAAAGCATTGAAGATAGTCTTCTTCACGTTTCCGATATGCAAGCGGTTGTTGTATGTAATGGAACATTGACCGCCAAATGAGCTTCTCTGAAAGTCTGCAAGAGAAATATTTTCCTCGGTCTCCAATACTCGTTTGAGAGGAATAGCTGTGCCGAATTTATCCTTGCTGATGCTTGTGCTCAGATAGAAAGATTTCTTCTCGAAAGACTGATATACATCTTCCTCTGACAGATATTGAAAAGCATCGCAATTAACTCCTGATGCCATTTTGTCGTTCCAAAGGTAGCACTTATATCGTGATATTCCTTTGGTGTATTTCTCCGTATCAATAAATGATTCCGGCTGGGAAAGATAAACATCTACACCGCTGATGAGGTCTTCAAGACCTTCGGGTATATCCATATTGATAACGATGGAGTGAGTATGAAGGCTTGTGCTAGTACCAACAGCCTTTTTCTCCTGATACCAGATAAACTTGTTGAATGTTGTTTCAGGTGCAAGAATGAATGGATTTGATATATTGATGTATGATACACCATCATATAGACGGATGGCGATTACACCAAAAACGGTATATTTGAAATACTCCGTGCCATTCTCCTCCAACTGCTTATTGATCAGCGCATCCAAAGCATTGAAAATGATGGATGCACCTTTGAGAGAAGTATCTGTTCTATTGGAATAATACTTGTTTGATACAAAAGCGGAATCCCAATCATCACCAAGATTAATGGAAGCATTGCATACCACTGACTTCGTGTTTGAGATAACTGCACTATAGTTAATGGCAGATAAGTCGAAACTTGTATAATCACTTCCGTTCCAATAGGCATACTTAGTGTTTTCCTCTCCCACAAAACATAAGATGTTTCCGATGGCACTCACGGCATTGACTTGGAAATCGCCAAGACTGATGGTGTTCTTGGTTCCGTTTCCACCTTTCTCTGTCCAATACCAAGTATTACCATTACGGATGATGTAGTGGGAGTGAATGGTATTATCGTGAGTAACCTTGTGAATCAGTTCGATGCTGGCTCCATCAGGTATGGTGATGGCAGAATCAACCACCACTGGCTGGTGGATAGGGTGGAGTGCTCCATCCTCGTTGATGAGGTTCAGGCAAGTTCCCAACTTACCCTCCTGACTTTCGTGGTCGGAAGGTGAGTGGGAAAGACCTTGAAATAATACTTCTTTAATCATATTTGTATTGTTATGGGTTTGGACGGATGATCTCGTAGTACGGCTCGCCATTTTTGTTCTTGCGAGGAATGCAGGTCAGGCGCACCATCTTCTCTAGTGGAAGATTGTAATCGTCAAGGATGGCTGTAACCGATGGACGTTCGCTGCGGAAACCAATCTTCTTGTGCTCCTGGTTGTACTGGAGCGGACAGAAGTAAGTCTGAGCCTTGCGGAGTTCCTCCCAGTCCTCTCTCAGGCAGAATCCGTATGTTCCTCTGCTGGAGATACGGAAGACGAAGATGGAGCTATCTGTGCGCTCTATCTGCACAATATGGTTGTAGATACTCTGCGAGAGAGTAACAGAATTGGCTCTACCATCAAGCACTACGAAGTTTTTTCGATGCAGGAAACCTTGAATGTTCCGGCATTTGTCTTTAATATAACTGAATATCATTTTGCAAATATACGAAGTTTTGGTTAGAAAAGATTATTATCCGTTTACTTTTGCCTTCTTCTCGTTGTACTGGCGAAGGCGAATCTTGGCATTCTCTGATCTGAGACAACCGCAAGACTGGGTCACCCCTCGGAGCAAATTGCAGGATAGAACAGAAACACCTCTGCCACAATCACACTTGCATATCCAATAAACACCATTCTTACTGGATTTGCCGGAGCGGCAGCAGACATAGAGTCTGCCAAACCGCTTTCCTTTCAGGTCAATCAACTTTCCCATACCTTATTTCTTGCTAAGTTCCTTTGCCTCTTCAAGAGATAATGGCTTGCCGCCAAGAGGAATGCGGAAGTCGAACTTGGAACGGAAGGAGTAGTAGCAGACGAAATCGAAGCTCTCCTTCATTCTCTTGTCAGTGGTGATGTATTTCTGATAAGCGATAACATCATCTTCTGAGCGATAGATGGTAGAGTTAACGAAGTAGTTGCTGGTTCCCTTGTTGGCAATGACTGCAATATAGAACTTCTTGCCAAGGATGCGCTCTGTGATGCGCTGAATAATAGAGATTTTCTTTGTATTCATATATTAAATTTGATTAATTATTAAGATGAATGCAGATAGGCTGCACTCTTTTTACTATTCGATTCCACAAGATACGATACCATCTTCTTTGTTGATTCCTCGGAAGTGCTCGCATCGCTGGCAAGCAAGACTGCCCACCATCAGGAGTTCATGGGTGTACTTGCCTTGAATGCCGAATGGGCAGGGAGTGATGTACTCGAAGTGACCACCGACATATTCGTTTACGGTATATTTTGGATTTTTCATTGTCTGTTAGTGTGCTGTGTATAATTCTAGATTTTTGTAGTATTTTCTTGTAACAGAAAATATTTTTTTCTTGTCTCTGCCACATGACTTTTGTTCAGGGCAGAATCCTCTGTACACACATTGAGGAACACAAGCTGATGCAAGCAAAGGCTCGATGCAAGCCAACTTATCAAGTACCTTATACCACACCTCTCTTGTTTCTTCGGATGCCTTATTGCAGAGTCTCAATTTAGAGATATTAATAATCTCCTGAGCGTTGAGGGATAGCTGCAAGTTGACCAAATCATCCTGACGCATATCGTGGCGAGATACCTTGGAGCCAGTAATATCCGGTCGGGAGGTTGAAACGAATGGCTGAGCGTGAACGTGGCGAACAAAATGGTTGCTCACCCAGTATGGTATGCCATACATCTTAATATCAAACTCCAGCAATCTCAGTGGCGAGTGCTCGCTGAGAATCATCTGCTTCTTGAACTCATCGCTAGGCTCATGTCCCAGCGGTTCTTTTCGCTGTGTGAAGCGAGCAGCATCCACCACTCGCTCCCAGTCTGTAACTTTTGTGATTTCTATTTTCATAACTATTTTTATTTTAGTTTCCGACCTTTCTTCTACCTGATCCGGCAGCTTTTTCCTTATCCAATTCAGCGATAGCTTCCGACAAATACTTATCCATAGCCTTAGTTAATCTTTCCATAACTATTCGTCTTTACTCGCCTGATCGCCAAGAATATCCTTGATTTTCTTTTCGATGAACTCATTAGAAGTGAGTTTCTTAATAAGTTCATCTATATCAGGTAACTCTGCATCAACTCCGACTTCCTGATTTTTTGAGGAAACATATTCCTTTAGTGCTTTCATCCAAGAACTATTAGCCATGTCTGCCAACGAATCTTTTTTGCTCTCGTAGGCTTTCTTTAAATCTCCGTTATCACGGAAATATCTGAGCACTTCCGTCAATGCAACAATGAAGTTCTTGTCTATCATCGGGTTGTTCTTTGCCTCTTCCAGTTTAAGCATCAGGAAGAGTAATGCTGAATATAAATCTGTTTTGTTCATAATTAACCCTTTCTTCTACGATTCTTGATATGTAATGCTAAAGCGCAAAACGACAACAATATCACTAATAATTGTCCTGCTTCCATATTACTACTATTTATGCCCGAAGGCTGTTAATAATTGCGTCTTATCTCAACTTTCCACTCCTTAGAAGAGAACTTCTTTTTGAGGTTTTTAATTAAACTCTCTATCTCTTCAAGAGATTCAAAGGCATTAACTAAATCCCCTACTTGATACCAATAGTCCCATCTGTCTGGTTGTTCGTCTTTCTCCTTTTGAGTGAGAGGTCTGACAAACTCCCCTTTGATGGATTTATACTCATTCGGAATTTCAATCCCTCCCAAATATCCTCCTACAAAACTATTACCACACACATTGCTTACATCAATATACAATGTTGCATAATAATGTATTGCGCCACCACAAAGACCACAAAAAGAACTAATTTCTATATTCATTAGTCTCTTTTTGTCTTTAGTATAGCTACCCATAGTTGTATATGTTTTACCTGAGAGATTAAACTGAAATCCTTCTCCAATATTCTGAGGAATAGCCCCAGTTATCTTAGATATATCAAATCCCTTTTCTATTCGTAAATAGTCGTTTGTATTCATAAGCTATTTTTTGTTAGTTTAATTGCCTTTATAAGACGGTGGTCTCCGGCTATCTTCCCTAAATCTTTCTTACCATGATAATAACCAAATCTATAAGCCCAATATCTGGTTTTATAGACTTGCTTCATAATTTTTTTAGCCAATCTTATCTTCATACGTTATTTCACTTTTTATGACAATGGCAGCTCTCGGCATGGATAACACAAACTCCGTGTTTCGTGTCCACTACCAGATAATCGTGCTCTTCTTCTGTGATTACAGATATACCAACTCTCTTTGCAGGTTTATCGCTATTAGCCAATGAGCGAATGCCCTCAAAAATCAATGCTCCTACAAACAAACACAAGACAAACCAAACGGCTGACTTGATTAAGTTTAAAATCTTATTCTTCATACATTCTATTATTCCATATATTCATACACTCAACAAACTCTTCGACTTCTTCAATACTATTCAATATAATAGTAATGCTCCCATCTTCGTTCCAATGCTGATTACTTACATCTACCATAGTTTTATCCTACTTCTCCTTATCGAATTTATTGCCAACTCTTTCTATCTTACCAATTTCCAGAACTTCTGAAAGCCAATAAAGAGGTTCATTTCCGCTGACTACCATAAACGCATAGTTCTCTTCTGACCAAATCACTTCGCCTATAGGCTTATACCCTACGAAATGTATTAGGTCGTGTTCAAACAATTCTTTACCTTCACAATCTGTCAGCCCTGTGTACTGGCAGACTGTTGAAGGGTCAACCTCTGATAAGTAAAGACAATTTCTTAATATGTCAATCGTTCCATTTTCATTATGTACTAAATCACCTTGTACCCAAGCTCCATCCAAGGTACTCTTTGCCTTGAATTTAATATCTTCTACTTTCATAAGCTATCTTAAAATCTTAATTTTAATACCTAAATACTTTTCCATTTCTTTTAACCCATTTTCGTTTACACTATAATAATATATATCACGAGGAGCCCCTATACCATAAGGCTGAATGCTTCTTTTAGCATATCCTTTTGACCATAAGGAATCCCATAAGGTATCTGGCTCATCATAATACATCACTCCATTGCGAAAGGCTTCATAAACACCTCTTTTTGGTTTCTTCCAATCTAAGCCAATGCAATGTTTCATCTTGTATAATTCGTCTGAAGTAAGCATAACTATTATTCTTTAAAATACGACTTTATTTTATTCCAATTTCTAATAGGTTCAACATCACATATATATGTAACGCCATCACCATTACAACATACCCATTTCATATTTATTTTCCCTTTCCGTATAAAAGTTCAACACTCTTTCTTAGCACTGCCTCTATATGGTCTCTTTCGAGGTCTCTAGGCTGTCTAAAAAGCCATTCTATATCTCCGTCTATCAATTCTTGATAGGCTCTCTTTGATATTTCCATAACTATTCCTCCGTTTTCATATAAGGACAACACTCTGCGTATATATACTTGCAAATATCACTTAATTTGCAAAGTTGACAATCTCCAACCATAACTATTCCTCCACTTTTACACCGAAGGGTGTCCCATCAGCAAAGGTGAATTTTTCCTTAGCCTTATTAAAAGAAAACACAAACATCTCCCCAGGAAATGATGGTAATAAAATAGCTCCATCGCTTGTTTCTAAGATATTCCGATAGAGGTTATTGTTCTTCACCCATCCAAAAGGCTGATGCTTTAACATCTCCTGCCAACATTCTTCTACATTGGCAAAAGGGCGGTACTTTGCTTTCGCCTTACTATCTGGCTTGATGCGATACTCTGTATTATTCCAGTACTCAATCTCCTTCATTTCCGCCCAATCATTCGGAACATCTGTACCTTCTAAGGCACTCGGTTTGGTTCTACACTCAATCACCTTTCCTTCAGCATAATCTTGCAGAATAGGATAAAATTCTTTAGCTTCTTCTCTTGTCATAATCAATCCTCTTTATATTCTTCCCATCCATTCTCCCAAGAGCCACCTGAACGGATAGCCCAAAACTCTTGTTGAGGAAGGATAGTTCCTTCTTCATCAACTAACTCCTTTCCTTTGTATTGAACAAACTCACCTTTTGAAAATGAGTTATGTCTTATCGGCTTTCCTACGCTGATAGCGAAAGCCATTGCTTCTTGCTTTGTCATATCAATCCTCCAACTCTTTAAGACCTTTAAGTGCTTGAATAATGTATTCAATAGCAGCTATTAATTTATCATCAACATTGGTAGTTAAATATTTATAATTAATTGCATAAACATTTTCCTCAGCTTTCTGTATTAATTTCTTTATATTTTCTTTATTCATAATTAATCCTCCAACTTTTCAATAGGTTTCCAATGAGATACGGGTAAATCGAACTCATCATGTGTAAAACCATTAGAATCAATGAAGCTATTTCTTTCTCCTGCTACCCTGTTCGCAATTCTCACATTGCATGGGAAATCTTTATGACAGACCAAGACAGCCTCATAATAAGGGGGAAGCTCATCCTCAACAGATACCCAGTCCTTGTTGAGTTCCTTCAAAGCTTCTTCCAAACGACAAATGCAATTATTCAAATATGTCTGTCTGTTTTCATATTTGCGTAAAATTGCTAAATGTTTTGCTTCTTGTATCAGCTCTGTAACTTTCTTCTTATCCATAGTTATAAATTAAAATATTCACGTATCTGCTCACCTGTCATGTGATATACCTCAGATATTCGGCAGTCTCTAATTGGGCTATCCCATGCACTGATATATTCATCATTACAACTACCATCAGCAACACGCTCTACGGCTTCTTCTGATCCTGTTGCAAAGCCAACGCTTAAAAGTTCCTTTTCCTCGTCACTAAGCCCTTTTCCTTCCAAAGCAATATTTAGAGCGATTTGCAACTCGTCATGAGCCTTATCTGAATAGCCTATAGCCTTATCAATATGACTATTGATTGATTTCTCTTTCTTATCCATAATTCTATATTGTTTCTTGTTTAATCACTTCGTCAAGCCTTGCCCCATCTTCTGAATGATGTTGTCAATAGTTTTGCCTTGATAGTCGGCAGCTATCTCTTGGAGGACTGCGAGTTGGCTTGTTAGTCTGAATCTGTTTGATACTGTTATACATTAATTCTTTCTCTCATTTTCAGTGCTTCCTCAAAAGGTATATAACGACCATTCTTTGCAAGTATAAACACTTTACTCATATCCATTTCTGTAAAATTGCAAGAAGTAGTATCATATCTATTACAAATACAATGTTGCTCTTTATCATATTCTTTTGGTGGCATCCATAGCGTATGGCACAGTTTACTCATCTCTGAGTCTTCCCCACCACCACATAAGACGCAACCACCCTTACCTAGAAAGCACACATGTTTAGTGTCTTCTTCTTTTTTATTGAAAGAAACTATAAGTTTTGTTGAACTATACAAGTCCGTTGTCTCATGAGGATAGAACGAGCATTTTTTACCTTCTTTGTCTATGCCTTTAACGAGATAGTAGCCATTATCAATCTCGTCCATATAAGCATCATATAAAATTTCTCCTGTCTTTTTTACTTTTGCGTACATATTCTTCTTAATTATCCCTCTCCCTATTACAGGAGAGGGTGGTTAGTTACTCTGTTACTTCCTCGTAAGTCTTATCGAAAATATCAGGCTTACAAGGATAGAACTCTCCATTTACACCTTTGATGATATAGTCACCAATAGATGCTTCCATATCTCCTTCTAAGGTGTGAATCACAAGGGTAGCTCCTTTGTTCTCAACGGTTCCACCCATAAAATCGTCAATCTCTGACAAATTCTTACCAGTCCACTGAATAGCCTCAATGATAACTGGTTTCTTTTTGTATTTCTTAATCATATTACTTGTATTTATATCCTTTGCGGGATGTCAGTTACTCCTCAACTTCAACAAACTTTCCGTTTTTAAGTTGATACCAAGTATCTGCCTTGATATTCTCTCCATCAACGTACTCAGTCTTAACATATACTGGAACATTACGTTTCTTTTCATTGCTCCATTTCCATTCTGCCAGCGTTATCCATGAGCCTACCTTTGCTTTTGCTCTGGAACTATTGCCAGCACACATAATAACGGAATCTTCTCCAGTGCTATCAATCTGAGCATAGTCACCGCTTGAACCAATCTTAGCATAGTCACCGCTTGAACCAATCTTAGCATAGTCACCGCTTGAACCAATCTTAGTATAGTCACCGCTTGAACCAATCTTAGCATAGTCACCGCTTGAACCAATCTGAGCATAGTTACCGCTTGAACCAATCTTAGCAGAGTCACCGCTTGAACCAATCTTAGCATAGTCACCGCTTGAACCAATCTTAGCATAGTCACCGCTTGAACCAATCTTAGCAGAGTAACCGCTTGAACCAATCTGAGCATAGTCACCGCTTGAACCAATCTTAGCATAGTCACCGCTTGAACCAATCTTAGCAGAGTAACCGCTTGAACCAATCTGAGCAGAGTCACCGCTTGAACCAATCTGAGCATAGTTACCGCTTGAACCAATCTTTTTCTTTCTGTCTCCGTTGCCGTTCAACGCACCATCTGCCTTAACTTTAGATGGTGATGTAATATCTTTCAGCCACTCGACACCGATATTAATGATGTCAGCCAGCTTCAACTCAGCCTTAATCTTGATGTGAGATGAGCATACCTTTGTCGAATTTTCCTCTTCATCAATCTTACCAGACTGTTCTACCTCTGCATAGCGAGAGTTAAGCATATCGTAGTAGTCCCACACTTCCATTGGAGATTTGCAAGCATGAAAACCTCGGTTACAACACTTGATTTCTCCGTCCATTTCGTACTCTTTTCCAACTTCGTACTGGAATCCACGGCATTGCATATTCTTGTCGAATCCCTTGTACGATATGATTACATTTTTACTCATATTCTATCTATTTATATCCTTTGCAGGATGTTAATTACTCAACTACTGCTGACTTCCAATCTGGATAGCCGCCCAAGTCCTTTTCTTGTTCACAATTTATTTCGAGCCAGTCTTTCAGGCAATCCTTAACTACTTCTCTGTCCTCTGAATCATCATGCTCAACAACTTCAAGAGTAATGGTTACTCTTTCTCCAACTTTAAGCTCTTTCATGATTAAAATGCAATTCTAAAATCCTTACCTTTCAAAGTAGGTCTCTTTTTAAGGACGAACTTTGTTAAATCTTCAAAATCTATCGGGAAGAGCGCACAATATTTATACTTTAATGTGTAGATGAATCTTCCGTTGAGCATAATATCAAATACAAATGTTTTCATTGATTGCCTCCTTCCTTTGGTAGCAAATCATCAACGTAAAGCCAATATTCGTTGTTACTAATTACATTCTTCCAGCTCATATTGTCCTTATCATAAAGTACCATTCTAATTTGATGATTATATTGCAATATATATAAAGCAGCAAATCCGTAATGATTAAATTCTTCCGGAATCTCATTAGCAGGATGCCACAAGCCGTTTAAGAACTCTTCTTGCATCCACTTAGCACAACCCATAAAACCTTCTTTATAGCAAGCTTGCCAATATTCGGAAATAAAGGCTCCCGCCGCATGCTGTTTGGCAGCATCTTCTATTTTCTTATCGTCTATCATATACGGCTGTCCTCCTAGTATTTATATCCGTGAAGATACGGACGAGTTTCGTTATACTTCATTTTCAGCTTGATCTGCTCTTTCAGGTCGATGTCGTTGTTACGGGCAATCGCAAAGATGTCCATCAGAAGCTCCTGAAGGTATTTTGCGAGATACCAGCTTGGAGAACTATCCAAGTCCAAGACTCCCATCTTTTCGATGATGCGGTATAAGTCTCCGGCTAAATCAAATCCGAAGATATAACTTGCCAGCTTGTACTCACCTATGAGGTCTTCATCTTCGGATAGCTCGATATTCTCTCCTTCCATGATCCATCCCAAGAGTGAGAGGATGCGAATGGCGATGTCGGCAAACTCAGACTCAACCGTACCTTCCAGCGTGTTCTTGTAGGCGGTAGGCATATCCCTGCCCATTTCAATCTCGCTCTCGTAGTCTTCGATGGAGCCGTGTCTGCCTTTTCTGTCGGCTTGCAACACCTCGCTCATTTCCACGATGATGAACATCAGAAGAAATGCTGTATTAACATCCTTTGGGTAGAAGCCCTTATTCTTGGCAGACTCGTAAGCTTGCTTAGATAATACTTCCAGTTCCTCCTTTAAAATGATTTTTAATTCTTTTTCCATATTGATTTGATTGTTTTCTAATTGTGTTTCAACATAGCTAGGCTATGATCTGATAGTGAATGCCATATCATTGAGGGTCTTGCACCAGTTTATCCTGCCTTCTCTGACTAACTCGTTGAGGGCTTGATAGGGCTTGGGGAATCCACGATTGATAATATCTGAGGTTCTGACGTGAGGAGGCACTATGTGAGCGGCTTCTCTCTTGGCTTGAATCTCAGCGATGATGGCTAGGATTTGTTCTTTCTCTGTCTTCATTTGGTGAAGGTAAGAATGAGACGTGGGTTACTTCGGATTGGAACATTAATTGTTCACATATTCCGTTCATATCTTGTTGATACCACAAGCCATCATGCATCGTTCCGATGATAGGTTTGCCTTTATACCAGAGTACCATGGTCTTGTGGTAAAAGAGGGCTTTGTGCGCTTTGCTGATGCGCTTGCCTACCTTAATATATCCGAAAATATCCATAAGCTATAAGAGTGATAGTATTTGCTGATTTGTATTATAGAGTTGATGATGTTATGGATTCCATTGGATGCCCAAGTGTTCCAAGGTTCCGTTGTCACGATATATCTCCAACTGCTTGCGGCATAGGCTTTGAGGGTTGTTGCGAAGAACCTGAATCATACCATAGATACGCTGGCGAAGAGCGTGGTTCTTGTCTTCCTCTGTAATCTGCTGCTCCTTTGTCTTGGCGATAAGCTGACTGATTTCTGATGCAGACTCGTTGGTAGAAACTGGCGGTGGAGTGCCACCGATGATTTCGTCTTCCCAAGCTCTCTGGTTGAGGAAGGTCTGAAAGTTCTTGCGATACTGCTTATCAGGTTGGGAGATAACATAGAGTGGGATATACTCGATAGCTGCCTTGCGGTCTTTCTGACTCATGGAGTTCCACTTCTTTTCCAGCTTCTCCTTGCAGCCCACCTTCTTCTGATATAAATCCCAAGCTCTCGCAAAGGTATATTCATCTTTGACTTGCTTGGGAGGGGCAGTGACCTTGTAGCCGTTCTCCTCTAGGAGCAGGATGGCTTGTTTGATTTCGTCTGTCATAGTTCACCATTAAGATAATTGTCGATTGCTTTCATAAATTCATCTATAGAGCGGACGATGATGTACTTGCCACCATGTCGTTCCACGTCAAACTGGAATACCTTCTGTTCGGGTTCCTGCTGTCCTTTGGGTGTCTTGTTTTCGATGCAGAGAAAACCATACTGGGAGGTGCTTTTCAGGAGGATCATATCTGATACCCCTGCCTTCATACCTTCCTCTTTCAGCCATGCGGCTTGTTGGGAGGTTCGCTTGCCGCCATTGGGAACGGCAAAGAAGACACCTTCGAGGTCAGGATGTACCCCACGGATATACCTGACCTCTGCGGCTTGCAAGTTGTGCTCATCGTAGGATGAACGCTTGCGTATCTTCTTGCCTTCCTGCAATAGCTTTGCCTTGATTTCAGCGTAGCTTGCCATTACCAGTCGGTTGAGAAAAGGTCGTTGAGAGAATTTTCACCCATCAGGCGGATGGCTTCTTCTACATCTTCTTCTGAATTAAAGAAAACAGAACCATCATTAATCCATTTAGAGAATTTGGCACCATATTTTCCGTCATCAATACAAATAAACCAGTTTTTGTTTTCACCATTGAAGTTTGAAACCCATCCATTGTTGAGATACTTGGCGATGTTCTGCAGCTTATTGAAAGCGACCATGCGTTTTGCCTGAGCCACGCTGGTGCAGTTTACGGCATCTTCGAAGTTGTAAGATGTCTGTTTTCCAAATTCTATGTTCTTGTCATAAATCCAGTATGCAGTCTTGCCCAAGTAGAGTTCTTTGAGAATATCACCATAAGTGATAAGCTTGCCTTCCTCAGCATCATTAGTGGGCTTCTCGTCTCCTTCAATCTTCTTGCGAACCATCAATTTATTATTCTCATCAAAGAAGAAAGAGAGACCATTAGGGATAGGGTACTCTACTGCCGAACCATCATTAGGAATACGCAACTTAGATAAGGAAGCATTACCTTCGTTGATGTTCTGAATATCCTTGTCGGTGATACCCTCGGTGTGGATGGAAGGGGTGTTCTCGTCCTTCTCCTTCATCTTATTGGCAATCATTTCTGCACCCTTGCCGAGGATTGCTCCGAAAAGCATCTGTGCAAATGGTGAAAACTCCGGCTGGTTGTTGCGCTGACGGTTACGTCTGTTATTGCGCTTGTCGTTTCTACGTGTCATATTATGTATAATTTTTTAGAATGTTATTAAACTCGTCTTCTGATACACCATCGGCAACCATGATGGTAAGGATGGTGTCCAAGACCTTGGAATAAACTTCATTGAAGGCTGGCTCATCCATCTTGGCGAATGAGATAGACTTGGCTCGCTCCAAGAACTTCTGTCCGTTCAGGTCGTAGAGTGGTTCGCTGAATCCAGAAGTTATCAGGAGCTGTTCACGGAATGTCTCTACAGAACGGAGATTGATGCGCTGCTGCTCGGTGAGACAATCCCAAGCAGCTCGGATCAGGGAGAAGAACTTGCGGTGGAACTTCACGTTGCGTGGGCGGACGATGTTCGCCTTGACAACAGAGCCAACCTTAATCTTTCTCAACTGCTCATAGTCCTCGTCTGCATAAGCTTGAAGACCAAGAGAAGTACGCACAAGATGGATTTCCATAACCTTTATTTTTTAATATCAACTAATTGTTGGCTGGGAAGGGAAGACCCTGCTGCTGACCACCTGCATATCGACCGTCCTGCTGAATAGGTTGACCGCTTGCGTTAACCTGAGGGGGAAAGTTCTGCATCTGCTGCTGGATAGGAGCTGGCTGCGGAGGATTCTGCTGGAATCCCTGCTGAGCACCCTGCTGGTAGTTCTGCCCTACCTGACTAGCGTACACCTGACCCTGCTGCTGCATCTGCTGAGGCTGGGCGGTTGGTCGCTGCACCTTCCAGCAATCCAACTGATTGAACCATCGTCCGTCCTTAGACTGATGTGCCTTCAATCCGATGTGAGCGGTGATGATCTCACCAACTTGGATGTTGAACTGCTGCAGCTTGTCAGAGCCATAGACCTGAATCACGGCTCTTGCTGGGTACTGCTGGTTCAACTCCTCGATAACATATTCACACGAACTCCATTGAGTTCCGTTTTGGCTGGTTCCAGTTTGAACCTGCCCTGCTGCAATAATCTTGCCTGTAAATGTTACGTTCATATCTATACTTAATTAAGTTTGATTCTGATGGATGGCTTTGTGGTAGTATCTTTCAGATAGTACTCGTAGTGTTCCGGCTCGGTGTCCTTGAAGAGTTTCGTGTCGAAGGTCTTCTTGGTGGATGCTGCCACATAGGAGTAGGAGCCATATTGAGTCTTGATGGATTTCTGCCTGTTGGCTTCCATCATCTTCATCAGCTTCTCCTTCAAGGCATCCTGCTCTATCTTCAAGGCATCAATTCTAGCTGTGACGAGTCGGTACTGCTGCTCGGTGCTAGAGAAGGCTTCCGGAACTTCTACCTCATACTTGTAGTCAGGATCATCCTCCAAGAATGCCTTGATAAGAGCATCAATCTTCTCTTCCGATACCCTAGGCAGCGGCTGGAATCGGCTCTGTCCGTTCTTGAACCACATACATACCAGTTCCTTCACCTTCAAGTCGGGATTCTGCTCCTCGAACCATCGTGCATAGATGGATAGCTGGAGAGAAACGTTGTCGTAGTGCAGGGTGGAGGTGGTCTTGTAATCTACCAGATAGATGTTGCCATCGCTATCAGCGAAGACTCCATCAATGGCAGAAGCGAAGTCCTCACCATCGGTAACGAGATACTCGGAATCAACGTGATGGAGACCGTAGGAGACAAGCATACTATTGAATGCCTGAATCTCTTCTGTCGGGTTCGGGTACATCTTGATGTCGGAATCGAAGACGGTACAGAACAGCTCGAAGGAGTTGTGGATCATACCTCCTCGTTCTGCAGCCTTCATCAGTACAGACTCAGGAATATCCTTGTAGGTGTCTGGGAATGCCTTTCTTACCAGCGTTCCAGTGATACCTTTCAGTTCTTTCTTGCCAAGGAAGTATTGGTGAGTCTCCTCTATGAAGGTGATCTTCGGCTTATTCAGCTTGATGTTCTGCGTCATAGCCCTAACTCCTTTCTCTTAGCGGACAAGGCTTGCATAAACTGAGCGTTGCTGTTAAGCGGCATATAAGTGCCCATCACCCATTTGATGTTGTCTCTGTTCACACATCGCTTCACCATTTCCAAGGCTTCGGCTAGGTTGTCGGGATGATACTGAGGTTGCGCTGCCTGAGCGGCTGTCTGAGATTGCTGCTGAGTCTGTGCAGTCTGCTGCGCTGCCTGACTATCAACCAAGTCGTATTTGCTATCGTGATCTATAAGATACTTGCCTTTCTCAAAGTACACGTCAGCCGCAACTCCTAGTGCTTTCATTGCAACAGACAGAGCATCTGTGAGTGCCATCTTGTAACATTCATCTGATACGTAAGCACCTTTGCTCTCCATTGTAACTTCCGAAGAGCCTCCTGTTCCCTGAATGGCATCTGACCATTCTCCATTGACCTTAATGAAAAGGTCGATGTTGCAATATGCCTTGACCTCACTACCAAACGTTTCCGTCCACTGCTTGGTTATTACATACTTCCATCCGATACCGCATATACCGAAATTCTCGGTCATAGTTTTGATGCGCCACATCGGATTGATGTCGTTCTTTCCCATTAGTCTTCCAGACTGAATTATTCTGAGTGCTTCGGGAGGAACAACCTTTAGTCTGTTGTAATACTCTAAATTGCTCATGTCCTTATTATATTAATAGTTATTGATACTTCCATTCATAGCCCTTACATCTGTAAGTGCCATCCGATTTCTTATTCGGGTTGTCACATATCTGCTCAAACAAGCAGTCGTGGCAGCTTTTCGGTTTGAATAACATATCTTGTTGCTTTAAAATGTTCTACAATAAAAATCCCCTCGATTCTCACGAACAGAGGAGATAGGTTGAAATATACAACTTTAACGAGTTATTAAATGCAGTCGCTACTGCTATAGTCGTAAATGATACATAATTTTTATATGGTTTGAAAAAACGTGTCTGTCAAAAAGGAGGGGCGGGAGTAATAAAGCACCCCTCCGAGGAGCGACATCAGAATATAATTGCCGGATGGTGATAATCGCTCCAAGTTCCCTTCTGCATTTGTGGAGGCTTAGGACTCCCAGCACTAGTAATCGCATACATCTGTGTAAATAGTGTATTAATGATATTTTATCTATGACAAAGTCGTGCTGGCTGCATTAGAACCATTGTAGTTGTGCGCTTCTACCTATTGATGCTACCTTATTATATATAAGGGTCACGGCATCAGGTCTGCATCTTCACAAGTGAACTCCAAGCGTTCCATATTCCACCCAGTAGGTGTATGTATTAGCTTGCCACTTCCACGTCTAAGCATCATCTGTGGTTAATGATGCTCCTTTTGGGTACGTGTACCTCTCTAGGAAGGTTTATCCTATCCGATATGACTCCTCGGAATCGGGCGATATTGGGCATAGGGTAGGACTCGAACCTACGACCTTGAAGGTAATTGACCCTTCTGCTCTATCATCTGAGCTACCTATGCCGATAAACAAATACTAACTAAAAACAATATTGAACCTACACAACAGTTGTGGAGCTGGGAATAGCAAATTCCAAAAAATCCTTGCGAAAAAGACTTTTGTCCTTATTTTGAGATAAATAAAACGAAAATTTTAAACAAATTAATATCAAACAATTTTTTATGCCGGATTCAGCTCCATATATCTACTTGTTTACTTCCTTGAAGTAAGAGTGGATTTCCTTAACTACTATAGCGAATGTGGCGATACTTGCCACCAACATAACATTTGCGAACATATCTTTTCTGTTTTAATGGGTTATACAATAGGCTTCCACCTCTGAATCTATCTCCGACTGGGGCTTCACTCTGTTCTGCAGCATCCAATCCTCTAGGTCACTCTTCTTGAAATACAAGGCTCTCTGGTTGGGCTTGTAGATAGGAATGGTATGTTCTGCTACCATCTTCCTGAGTGTTCTGATGGTTACTCCCAGTACTATGGATGCTTCATCAATGTTGAGCACATTCTTGGTTCCGATGAGAATATACTTCTCTATTCGGGCAAGTGTCTCTCCAAGACTACTCTTATTCGTCTCTTCAATATCACTTTTTATCGTTTCATCTTTCATATCACTCGAAGTTAATGGTTTGTTGACTGGCACCAGTTGTCTTGGAAGGCTCTCTTCCACCAGTGCCCTTATCTCTGGGAGTGTTCTCCTGCTCTATTAAGGGGAGAATGCCCTTTCCTTTGAGTGCTTCATAAAGGAAGAGTCTTCCCTTCGTTGTCCACTCCGTGTTGTACTTCACATCGTGCCTACCATCATTACGGATGATGTCCACCGCTCTGCTATGAACATAGCCACCTTTCAGGAACTGAGCGTACAATATCCACTGACCTCTCTCCTTATGCTGGATTCTCATAGATTCCAACTCTTTGTTCATAGCGATAGCACTCATACCGTAGTCTTGCGCTATCTGGGTGATGGTCATAGTTGCGTTGCTCTGCAGGATTCTGTCGTAGTAGCTCACCTTTGGCAGCATTTCAGTAATCTTGTTGCCCAGCTCCACGTTCGCCTTGCTGATAGTGATGATCGTCTCATCCTTCTGCTTGTTCTCTAGAGCGAGCTGCTGCTTCTCTTCTTCTGCCTTGACCAGAGACTTCAAAGCTTCGAGATAGTTCTGAGGAACGGATGGCTTGGATTGCTCAATCTGTTTCTTCATAGCGTTGAAGGCTTCGATGTATTTCAGCTTGAACTCCATCGCCTTCTTGCCATTGAATCCCATCGCAAGCAGGGTGAAACCATCTTGGTTCATAACATACAAAGGATAAATCTGTTTGTTCTGCTCACTCATGTAGGTCGTTTCCTCGAACATTGGGGTCTCGTCATTTTTTACGATACCCCCACTGAGTATCTTCCTGATCGCCTTTAGCACATAGTCGTGAGGTTTCTCAAAGACTTCTGCAACCAATAAGCTATTCGTTAGAGGCTGATTGTCTTTTCCTCTGTAAACTAAGCCTGTCATATTGCCTCCTTCTTTAAATTAGTTCAACACTGGCTTCTCGCTTTCGACACCTCCGAAGTTGTCTAGAGCATCCTGCCGGATTGCATCAGCTCGTCTATTCATTGTCTTATATGCTAACGCATTATACAAAGTTGTTTGCGAGCACTGATACTTCTTTTTAAGTTCTTCCCGATTTTTTATAGAAACCGAGATGATTTTTTGCATTTTTACTTGCATATTTCATTTCTTTTGTTTATTTTTGCCACCGAAAACGAATAAGGAACGTTTTGAAATCGTTTCTGCATTGTTTTCGAGTGCAAAGATAAGCAAATCCGCATAAACAACCAAATAATTTTGGGAAAAAGTTATCCCGATTTGCATAGTTTAAGTATGGTTTAAAAATGTGAAATTATGAAAACAACTGTGTATCAAAGAATTAAGCAATATCTTGATGATAATCAGATTTCATTAAATGGCTTGGCTAAGACTCTGAATATGAACCAATCCACTGTTCTGAGACAAGTTAAGGGTGAGCAAACCTTGTCTTCTACCTTGGTAGAGAACTTTCTGAATGCTTATCCAGATGTTTCTGCTGAGTGGCTGATGCGTGGAGAAGGCGTAAGTGTGTTATGCAAAACCGCTGAAACTATAGCGGAAAAGACTAAGTTAGATTATGCAGCAGAGACTCCACATTATAATGATGCCGTATCTGATTCTGTTTGGCAAGCCAAATATGAGGAGTTGGAGAAACGCTACGACCAGTTACTATCTATCTTGGGTGGTGGCATGAGAAAAGCAAATGTAGGATAATTAAAATGTGGTAGGTATGGAGCTACTTGTGTGTATATTCTCTACGTTCGGAATGGCGGTATTCATAGGTTATATTGTTTATCTGATTTACAGAAAACTTACATTATCTAATGGAGTAGAAAATTTCTGCGGATGTTTGGCTTTCTATTTAGTACCATTATCCTTGATTGGTTTTTGGATGGTCTCTGGTAGTGTTACTTTAAGCAGAAAGGAACTTCCTCAGAAATTATCTTTAGCAAAAGATACAATCAAAATGAAAGATAAGATAATTGAATCTTTGAAAAAGGAAAACTCAGATTTATCTTTGAAGTTGTACGGAAGGAGAGAGAAAGACTTGATTAATTCTCTTAGTGATGAAGATTATCGGGCTATTTTTGGGGAAGAAAAACCTTCAAAAACAGAAAGCGATATAGAGTCTTATGGTGATGCTGATGAAAGTGTATATATATGTACAGGAGAAACTTCCACCAAATATCATAGCGACCCTGATTGCCGTGGTCTCTCTCGCTGCTCAGGAGAAATAGAAGAGGTAAGCGAGGAGGAAGCTGAGGATATGGGCAGAACTCCCTGCAAGATATGTTATTAATTAAAAGTGTGAGATATGAAGAAGATTTTGTGTTTTATGATGTTTGTCTTGCTGCTGGTATCATGTAGTAAGGATTCTAGTGAAGAGGTTGGTTTGCCTTCAAACTACATTGAGGTTGCTGGTGTTCGGCATCAGATTGATAAATTTGTGATTGAGAATGAAACAGATTTTCGTATTGGTTCCAAGAAGGATGGAACTTATATTTCTTTCGGTTATACTTGGTACAGAGTTCCAATAGGCGAAAAGATATATTTCGTTGAGACAGACGAGTATTTGGAATATTTTGAGTTAGTGGATAACTACAGAAAATGCAACTTAACAGATGGTTCTTCTGATAGTTTTTACTTAATAAAGAAGGATGGTGATAATTATATCGTTGATATATATATAGGTTCTTCTAAATATAAGACGATAGTACATTATGAAGGAAAAATGATATAAAGAAAAGGCATCGGGAATGAATCTCGGTGCCTTTTTATTATGTTATTTATCGAAGAACTTATCAATGAGTCCTACGGCTTCATCCTTTTTCTTGTCTATGATCTTGGCATATATCTCTGTTGTGGATATGCGAGAGTGCCCAAGCAGCTTGCTGGTTGTGTATATGTCAGCTCCTAGCGTAAGCATCATCGTGGCGAAGGTATGTCTGGCAGTATGGAAGGAGACGTTCTTGGTGATTCCACACGATTCAGCCCACTTCTTGATTTGCGCATTCAGGTTCGGGGCACATACCAGCTTGTCGAATACCAGTTCTCTAGTTCGCTCCGGCAACCAACTGACCGCTTCCCTTGATAGTGAATAGGTGATGATTCGCTGAGTCTTCTGCATTCTCTTGATCATTCTGTATCTAGAGTTGCCATCCTCATCGGTGTACTCTTCAATATCCTCCCATTTAAGCTGGCGGATGTCCGAGATACGGAGACCAGTAAAGCAGGAGAACATGAAGGCTTGCTTGGTTGATTTGTCCTTCGGCTCTGATGCTGCCATCTTTTTCAATTCAGATATATCAAGATATACCCTTTCACTTTCGGGAGCCTTGATCTTGGTTCCAGTATCAATGAGGTCGATTGGATTTCTTGGGATAATCTCGTCACGTACAGCTTTCTTTAGCATAGTGTTGAACATAGCAAAGTACACCTTCTGAGTCATACCGCTTAATGGCTGCTCGGTGAATTTTCCTTTGGCGGTTTTGAGGTAGGAGATAAACCCTTCGCAAAACTTCTTGTCTATAGCTGCCATCGTCACTTTTTCTCCGGCATACTCATAGATGTGTCTCTCCACATTGCTGATGGTCTTGATGTACTCGTCACCTCTAGTGGTCTTGGCTTTGTAGTCGCGAAAATTCTTGATCCATTGAGAGAAGAGCATCTTGCTTGGCTCCTTCTTCACTATGATGCCGCTTCTGTTCTGGGTGAGTTCCACAATCTTCTTGGCTTGCATAGCTTCAATGATTCTTCTGGTCTCCTTGTTGGCGGCTATGGCTGCAGTCTTACCCCTGCCATTTTCAGGCAAGAGATAAAGCTTCGGGTACTCGTATTGTCTCTTGCCATTGATGGTGTAGGCAAGATATAGGCTTGTCTTACCGCTGGGCATCTTTCTTTCCCTGATTTGCACGATTTCCTTTTTCATAAGCTCAATGTTTATTGTTGACGGTGCAAAGATAAGAAGAAAAAACGAAAGCACCAAATTATTTAGCACCAAATTAGCACCAAATATTATGTAAACAGATGTATATTGTGTGTATAGTATGTGTGTATGATATGTTGCTTTTGGTAAATGTAACGAGTTGGTAATCAGGTATTAAACTATACATTTACTACGCATATAGTTACATATAAAAGAGCTACATAATGTTTTTGTATTAAA